AAGATAGCATCATCTTCACTTTGAACCTCCATCATATATTCCTGATAGAACTTCTGAGGCTGACCAGAGTCTGCATAAAATTTCTTCTTACGCTCCATTTCCTTGTGTCCAAACCAACTAGGCCACAATGGCGTACCATCATTCATAATAGCTTTATAAGTAATCACTTTCCAGCTGAATGCATCTTTTTCTTTTTTCGCTTTGTCGTACCCAACAAGGATATTTTGTATAAATGAATCGTAGTGTACAGGTGTTCCATTAATTCTAAGCCTGCCGTCTTTAGGCTCCAAAGCTGGAAAGACCACAGCCGTGACAAGATTCGAGATCTTCGCTCTGGATTCGGGGGTGATAGTGTTATTCTCATCTTCAAAATCATCCAGGACAATAAGATCGTATCTTTTATGCAGTTTAGCACCTCCACGAATGCCTGATAAGTTAGATTTAGAGATAAGTTTACATCCATTTGAGAGTTCGATGTCATCTTCAGTCCATTTCCTTCCTTTTAAGTCCCCAAAATAATACCTGATTTTATCATTATATTCAATATGATACTTAATATAATCAAGATTAGGTACAGAGATCTTTGATGAAGCTGCTACCCAGCCATAGAATAACGGATCCTTAGCAAAACAGAAATCATGCATTATATTACACTTAGTAAGTACTGTCTTTCCATGACCCCTTGGAAGAATAATAGCTAACTGCCTAAAATCCTTATTCATTAGAGCATCTGTAACCTCATAATGAAAGAATGGAGTCTCAGACCGCAAAAAGTCCTCTATAAGAAACAATTTACCAAAAGCTACAAGGTCTTTTCTAGCTAATTCTAGCTGTTCTTCGGCCTTTGATACATTTTTTGTATTAAAATTTGCCATTTATCGTACCTTATTATACGAAAAAGAACAATTACAAAGCAAAAACTATAACTTATCTATCTTATTCTTTATTTCATCGAACTTTATGTTCAAATACCATCTAAGTAAGTAATGATATATTATAAGTAATATAGGTACGTATACTGCATGGAATACATCGAACCCATTCTCGGATAATGATTGTAGCCAATACCTCATGCCTCTAACTCCTTTGGACGCTCTACGGCTTCTAACTGATCATTGCTGAAACCTTCAAACAAAGCTCCCGTTACCTGTGTTATCTTAGTACTGGACTTATCTTCCAGATCCAGGATATCAGAAAGCTTGAATAATGCCTTAAGGCGTGTATCTGCCTTTTCACTACCATCAGCTTCTGACTTTATCCTGTCAAGTACATACTTTGGGCTTATTCCCAATTCCTCTATAATTGGTTCCAATTCTTTCTTCATAGCTTTTATTACCCTTTCTGTTTTTATAAGATTAGATGATTTGGTATTAGCATAGTGGGGATTATTGGTAGGGAATGCCCTTAGATATGCGTCTTGGGCTGCGAGTCCTGAGGAAAGGTACTGTACAAACAATACCTCGTGTTTTGAGAGCGTAGTTCGGGAAGAGACTCGCTCATCTGCAGACATTTCCCCACCAATTGAGTAAATATTCCTTCTCCTGGATGTATCCATCTTAGTACGTGGTATACATACAAATGTTCCTGTACATGTGCCGATATAGCTGCGTATACGATCCTTGCCCTTGTTCCGAATCATTTTACCCTTTCTTAATACCTGGATTACGCAGCCATCATCAGCCTGTACCCAATCACCAATATGAGAGACACGCCAATCGGGTACAACGTCCACACTTGAAGGGACTTCATCCATAGACTCAAATACTGTGTGACTTATCTTATTTACTTTGTAATGTCTCATAATACAGCCCCCGCCAGGGGGCGTAATAATTCAAGCACGTCCTATGATATTAAATCTATTACGTATAAGCTTTTTAATCCATTGATGAAAATCGTCATCTTCTGCTGCTGCTTCTGCTGCTACTACAGGATCAGGAACTTCTTCTCTAGGATCTACATGATATTGCTCTTCCTGGATGAATTCAACTTCTTCCTTTTCTTCATTAATGCCTATCGTAAGGTGATATATCTTCATGCTATAAACTACATATAAAATTATACAAATGGATATACTTTTCCCCTGAGAAATTAATTTTAACTGAAAATTTCGTCTAAAGCCAGTTATTTCTCCCATACTTAAGACTTATATTTCAGCACTTTTCTGCAGTATCGGGGACAACTTAGTTAACTATATTGATAACCTACAACCCGACTTCTGAACCTCGTAGTAGAACTATTGCAAGGGGACTAAAAGGCTGATATTCTTTGAATCTGCAGTAGTTAATATAATATAAAAATAGCATATGAGAAAACATTCATTCTCATACTATATACTATAGGGGGGTGAGAATTGAGAAAAGTTTTAAAAATTGTGGCATTTTGATGTGTGGTCTTTCATATGGTCGTACCCCCTTGAAAAGGGGTTTTAAGTTAATGAATTACGTTATTTTTCATTTGTATTATATGTGTTTTTTCGTTAACTATAAGGAGAATACTATGTGGGAAATGCCCAAGATATTTGATCTAGCAAGTGCTTATGCAGCATTTAAGAAGATCATCGCAACTCTGCTACATAATCAGTACAGTGGACAAGATGAAGGTAATCTATCTACTAGTAGACGGCAAAGAAAACGTCGACTGTTCAATCAGTATGCTGATGAATTCATTGCTATCTGTGCTCATCATAAGCGTATGCTTGAAACCGAAGAAAAATGGGATAAAGCAGCTAAATGGGAACAACTGATAGATCTTATGTTCAAAGAGAAAGAGCAATTGGTGGAATCAAGAGAGAAAATTGCTAATTTCGGTAGTTATGTATAACCTTTAACCTGTTGGGGGGACAGTCAATTCCCCCCATTTTTGTACTTATATACTCTTCCTCTATCTGACATGATCAGAGCTGAGATGATAAAGAGATGAAGACAGTGGTATAGTATACACACTCCTACTAAACGTGTGAAAAGATTTATGGCTCACTATAGTTGCAACCTCCTAGTGGTGTGAGCTGGACTATAATATTCATTTAACCGATGAGTGTTATAACTGATAGCATAACTAAGATGAGACAGCGGTTAACGTCTTATCTTACTGGTGACTTGCACTTTTGCAATATTCCAGACTCATTTGACTGATGTTATAACTTATTCAGGATCCTATCTTGATGAGGAAAGCAACAAGGGCTCGGGCTTCCAACCCATTAGGAGAGCTTCACTATTGCAAGTACGTCGTTATACATCAGTTCATATGTTTTATAGTGATTACAATCACCAAGTCTTGAAAGGACTATAACCAAAGATTTAATAGCAAGTTTGTTTGAAGAGATAGATGTATTACGTGAGAATATGTCAGGTTTTAATTCTAAAGCTTCCGAAGTATCTTTAGAACTTGCTAGATTTTACTCTTGTTGTTCACAAAAGAAACTAACAACAACAGGAGGTACATATGCATAAGTATATGATACTGGTTGAAGTCCCTTCCACTGCTCTATTGTTTGGAGTAGATGGGCTCAATACCTCATGTAAAATGGAAGCTATTGGCTGGATAAAAGCTGATAACTCTCATTATGCGTGTAGTAAAGCATCTGAAAAGCTAGATGTCTCTTACGATAAACTAAAAGCTGTACTCATGTAGAGTATGTATTATTTGACGACAGGTGGGCAGAAATGTCCACTTGTCTAATAAATAGTTAAGGAGAAACGGAACATGATCTACAATATGTTTATGGGATTAATTCTAATCATAGCAATCATCAATGCTTTGCAAAAGAATAAGGTGATTAAAGAGTTACAGTATGATATTAATATACTACATACTCAGAAAGCTAGACATGATTTAGAATGTCCACTTCTAATAAAAAGACGAATAGGATAAGGAGACAACCATTCTAGTTGCAGGAGTTATATAACTCTATGGTTTAAATGTGTATGGATTTACTAGATTAACCGATACAGGTAAGAAGACCTTAAAAGCGGACTTCACAGGATGAGACATAATAACAATATGTTGTGTCGTTCGAGTTGATGGTTTTTTAGCGGGGTTAAGGCCTGGCATTATAAAAAACCCTTTGTGTTCTATTCAACGGTGCTGGTTCATAGCTAGTATAAGTTTAGACAGCTTGCACAACATTAATTTTGGGAGCATTGTAGGGGAAACAAGGATAGGTTTATGGGTTTATACCTCTTCTATCATGTACAATGTTCCCAAAGGTTTTATAAAGGAGAAAAACAATGGCTTACATGGGAAAAGGACAATGTCCAGAATGTGGATTCGATGCTGAATATGAAGAACAGATGAATAAAGAAAATGATGAATCAACAAAAAATCAATTAAAATTCACTAAAGCTACACTTCAACAATCTGAAGGCATAACTATTAGTTTAAAATTGCTTATAAGAGCAATGAAGGAGAAGTTAGATGAAAGTAACTCGTAAAAAGAATAAGAAGCGTGGTCTTGATGGTAAACTTATAAATCCTTATAGATTAAAGAGAATTTGTAAAGGTTTTTGCAATCATGGCATGCTAGGAAGGAGATAACA